GGAAAAAGACTCAAGGATGAGACAATTACCTTTAATCCAGCAAGCAGACAGCAGATCGGAGAGAAGCTAATTGAGCTAGGATGGAAGCCTAAGAAGTTCACACCTACTGGTCAGCCCATCGTAGATGAAGCAGTGCTTGTAGCCTTAGACTTCCCTGAAGCTAAGATCATCGCTGAGTACTTGATGCTACAGAAACGAGTAGCGCAGGTTGAGTCTTGGATGGATGCTGTAGGTAAGGACGGTAGAGTGCACGGTAGAGTTATCACCAATGGTGCTGTGACAGGTCGTATGACACACAGCAGCCCTAATATGGCTCAGATACCTAACTCTGGAAGCCCTTATGGAAAGGAATGTAGACAATGTTGGACGGTAGAAGATGGTAACGTACTTGTTGGTTGTGACGCTAGCGGCCTTGAGTTACGTATGTTGGCTCATTACATGAAGGATGAAAACTATGTCAAGACAGTCACCGAGGGAAGCTCTAAGGACGGCACAGATGTGCATACGATCAACCAACGTGCAGCCGGTTTGGAAACGAGGGATCAAGCGAAGACGTTTATCTATGCGTTCCTCTACGGGGCGGGGCCGGAGAAGATCGGATCCATCGTCGGGGGTTCTCGTGTTCAGGGTCAGCGCCTTATCAATAGATTTCTTAAAGGGACTCCCGCACTCCAACGTCTACGTGATCTCGTCCAACGGTATGCGGAGAAAGGCTATGTACCGGGCCTCGATGGTCGCAAAATTTGGGTACGTAGTGAACATGCGGCACTCAATAGCCTTCTTCAAGGCGCAGGGGCTATCGTTATGAAGAAAGCGTTAGTTATCTTCAATGATAAGATCACTAGGAATAAATGGGATGTTAAGTTCGTAGCTAATGTTCACGATGAATTCCAGTTTGAGTGCTCAGAGGAGATAGCTGACACAGCGGGCAAAGCAGCTAGACAATCAATCGTTGAGGCTGGTTTGTCGTATAATCTAAGATGTCCTCTAGATGGGGAATACAAAATAGGAAGGAATTGGCGTGAAACTCACTAAAGGTGATGCAATAAAACAACAGATCTTGCTAAACATTAGTGATGATTCGTTTATAATTCACCATACAGACACAATGGATATTTTAGATGTATACTTGGTATTGGTTGCTGCCATAGAATACATTGAGGAAGAAGCAACCGGACTTGCAAAACATGAAGGGAAATACTTGCAATGAATGGACAAATAAAACTGGATCTTAAACCAAATGAAGTACAATTCTTGTTACAAGTACTAGGAGAGCTGCCAACCAAGACAGGCGCTTTCGTACTTTGTGAGAAAATCGAGGCACAAGCGGCCTCACAACAAGCTAGTCCGATTGTCGGCAATGGCGAATAACCAAGTAAAGGAAATTAAGAAATGAGTGATTTGAAACCAGCAAAAATCAACGGTGAGTTGTTCTGGACTAAGTGGATGAATAACCTGAACACTAAGTTCAACGAGGCTAACGACAAGTACGAATGTACCATCGGTAACATCTCAGACAACGATGCAGCTAAGTTGACTGCTTTGGGTATCAAGGTCAAGAACAAAGACTCTATGGGCAACTACATTGTCTGTAAGTCTAAGTATGCCTTCAAGCCTATCGGTGAAGACATGAAAGAGATTGCAGTTGAGGACTTGGGTAACGGTTCTAAGGTTGTTGCTGTTGTTAGCTCATACGAACACAAGATGAGCAAGATGCACGGTAAAGCACCATCCTTGAAGAACTTCATGGTCACGCAAGTGGTCACCTATGTCCCTGAGTCAGAAGACAGCCTCTAAAGACGTTAGACCCTCTGTGGCATTGATTGACGCTGACATCATTTGTTATCGTGTTGGTTTTGCCTCAGAGGATGTCGATGAAGCTCTTTGTCTTGCTCGTGTAACTGAACTACTCCATGACATTGTTTACCTTGATCTCAAGTGTGATGACTACAAAGCGTACATCACTGGTAAAGGTAACTTTAGATACGATATTGCAGTTACTGAGCCATACAAAGGGAATCGTAAAGATGCTAAGAGGCCAGTGCATTACGAAGCTATCAGGAACCATCTCCAGCGCCTTGGTGCAGAACTGGTTGAAGGACAAGAAGCTGATGATGCAGTGGCTATCGAAGCAAGTACTAACGGAGGCTGGATTGTCTCCATTGACAAAGACCTAGATCAAGTTGAAGGTTGGCATTACAACTTCGTAAAGAAGGAAGAGTATTACATCGAAGAGTTTGAAGGACTCAAGAACTTTTACTCTCAGATCCTCACAGGGGATCGTATTGACAACATCATTGGCTTGAAAGGCATAGGGCCAGTTAAGGCTGCAAAGATCTTAGCTGATTGTAAGACTGAACGGGAGATGTACGATGCTTGTGTTAAAGCTTATGATGGTAATATTGAACGAGTCACAGAGAACGGATCACTTTTATGGCTAAGAAGAACACCCAACCAGACTTGGTATCCACCGTGCCCAGTTACTTTGAACTCGGAGGATTCGAGTGGCGAGTCATCGGATCAGACGACCTCACAGAGCTAGGTAAGTGTGATTGTCACTCTCAGACCATTACAATCCGTAACGGTATGAGTGAGCAGACAACACTACAAACCTTCTATCATGAGTTAGTTCATGCTATTATGTTCACAATGGGTCACATGACTCACGATGAACAGTTCACTGACGCCTTCGGTGTCTTTCTCCATCAGTTTCACAAGACAGGCCAATGGTGATTTTATGAAAGTATATCTTGACGAAATAGAACTGTGGCCTGTGTATACTTTAGATCCGGATGATGATCTTTCTTGGGGAGATGAAGTAGAAGTTGAAGCCAGTTTCTTCAACGAATACACAGAAATTATGGATAAGTTTGACGAGATGCAAATGAAACTGAGAGAAATGTACAGTGGCAACAAGAAAAGTAATGAGTAAACGAGCAGTGGCTCTAAAGCATGGATTCAGATCAGGGTTAGAGGAAGAGACTTCAAAGTTCTTAACTGATAACGGTGCTAAGTTCACGTACGAGGAGATGAAGATCAAATACCTTCAACCTGCTACTGAACGACAGTACACTCCTGACTTCGTGCTTGAGAATGGTATTATCATCGAGACAAAGGGTAGATTCTTAGTTGCTGATCGTAAGAAGCATTTGTTGATTAAGAGACAACATCCTCATTTAGATATCCGTTTCGTGTTCTCTAACAGTAAACAGAAACTAAATAAGGCCTCAAGAACAACATACGCTGATTGGTGTATCAAGAATGGGTTCCAGTATGCAGACAAGGAAGTTCCTGTACACTGGATCAAAGAACGTAGAAAGCGAGTAAGTGATGGAAGTAAAATTGATTCGTGAGAACCCTGACGGTAGTGCAGACTTCAGCTTTGACCTAAGCGACAAGGAAAAGGAAGCTCTTCTTTGTCTAGGTATCCTGACGGGTATCAAGCGTGGTATCGAAGAAGGGAAGCTGTACATGACAGAGGAACAAACTGATGGCAACGAAGATAGTAGTACACTATAAGCCTCCACCGTTCAAGCCTGATTGGATGGATGGTTGTCTTAAACTGTATGTGGTAGATCATCCTAGACTTGGGTGTAGGTTGATTACAACGACGAAGGTGGTTAAAGAGTATCCCAACGGAGTCTTTGAGACAGAGTATGCTGTTTACCACCCGATTGATGGAGACTTCAATGACACTTGATGAGTACTTTCACAGCCTCTACGAGGAGCCTTCAATAGATGGTTATCCTATGTGGTCAGGCTTACCGATTAACAAAGAGGAGAAACAAGATATGGCTATTTTTGATGATTGGACTGAGGATGGATATCAAGAACCCATGACCAAGGTTTATTTCACAATTACTACACCTGCGGTAGAACACTATCCTGAGCATACTCATACCTTGGATATTGCTTGGACAGAAGGTGCTCGCTGGCACGACGTGGTATGGGAGATTCTTAAAGTTCTAGAAGCTTCTTATGGCTACGACATCAAGGATCGAGTTTTCTTCCAGATGCACAAGTGGAACATTGAAGCTGAAGAGACACATGGTGATCCTGCCTTGGCAAAGCAAATGTTCGAGAAGGAATTGAGCTAACATGAGGATACTTGTCATCCCCGATACTCAGGTCAAGGAAGGTATTCCAATGGAGCACCTCTCTTGGGCTGGTAAAGCTATCTGTGAGTACAAGCCTGATGTAGTTGTTCACTTGGGCGACCATGCTGACATGCCTACATCGAGGCAGCTAAGTTGGGTATGTCTATGCTGCTACAGCCTCTACGTGACCTCCAGAAGACACAGAAAGACACCAAACACAAGGTCTATAAGCCTCGTATGGTGTTAACACTCGGTAACCATGAGAACCGTATCGACAGGGCTGTTAACAACAATCCTATGCTTGAAGGCTTAATCTCTATTGAGGACTTGGAATATGATAAAGATTGGGAAGTACACGCTTTTCTCCATCCAGTATTTATCAATGGCGTTGGCTTCAATCATTATTGGCCTGTTGGGGCTAT